GCCAAACGCCGACTAACAAGCGCTGAGCAAGCATTAGCGGAGGTGTCATGAACAGCTTTACACAGCAAATCAAAGATTCTCGTCAGCAAAGTGAAATCCAATCTTTTTACGAGCCTGCATTGCGAGTGCTTGGGCACCTATTTGAGGTGAAAAAGCAAAATTTACGTAACAAAGGTTATGACGAAAATAATGCGGCGGTAACCAAAGTTGAATTTTCAGAGGCTATGGCTCGTCAATTTCGCATAACGCAGTGGTTAGCACAACAGATTGTAACCAGCTTAACCAAAGCGTGTTTGGTTGATTCGTTTGGTGGCTATGTTAAGCCAAAGGATGGTGAAAAGTGAGATATGCAGCAAGAAGAAAACAGGATATTTCCGTTTCCACCACACCGCTAGAGGTGGTAATTCCACTGGAACAACCAGTAAAGATCTATTCGGCTAAAGAATTAGCAGCCATGCCGCTTTCAGTTATGAATGCCGCAATTGAGGCTCAGGAAAGATTTTATCAACTTGAAGAATTAACCCATATGGGGGGGCAGGCTATAGCAGTTCGCCGTCTCATGGAGGATGGGCACAAACTAATTCAGGTGAAAGAAAAGTCTCGTATTCGCTACAAAATCAACAACGAATTTATTCCTCCAAGAATTATTCGTCAGTTGGAAATGCGCGGATTAGTGAAGCTTGGAAGGGGTAAGTAATGACTATTATCGCCTCTTCAAAGCCCCTTCGAACACCCTTTAAAGGAGATAAATAACCATGCGTGACTATGGGAAAGTCTCACCACATTTCTGGACGGGAACTACGGGCAAAAAGCTTCGTCAAACACATGAAGGCTTAATTGTCGCTATGTATTTAATGACAAGCCCTCACGCGAACATGCTTGGCTTGTATTACATGCCCCTTTTATATGTTGCTCATGAAACTGGATTGGGCTTTGAAGGGGCTTCTAAGGGGCTTCAAAGAGCCTGTGAAGCGGGGTTTTGTAGCTATGACGAAGCCACGGAGACAGTCTGGGTGCACGAGATGGCACGTTTTCAAGTAGCTGAGTCATTAAAGCCAGCCGATAACCGCTGTAAGAACGTGCAAAAAGAGTATGATTCATTGCCGTCAAGCCCTTATTTATCAAGCTTTTTCGATAAATATGCACAAGCATTTTGTATGACTCAAAAGCGTGGCGAAAACGCCAAAATAGATAGCCCCTTACAAGCCCCTTCAAAGCCCCTTCGAAGCCAGGAACAGGAACAGGAGCAGGAGCAGGAACAAGAAAATACTCACACACAAAACGCGGTTGAAAATTTTTCAGCGGCCGAGGAGTCTTGGAAACCAAATCGTGAACTATTGCTGAATGTTCTTAGGACTTCACAAGTGAGTACACAAGCAGAGCAGGTTTTAAAAATGCCAAATTATGAATTTCATCTTGGCAACTTCAATGCTCACTGGGAAAACAAAATTGATCTCACGGAAAACCAACGAACTCGAAAGTTTGCAACTTGGTTAATTCAGGAATTCACAAAGTCGATAAGACCTAAAAAACAAAACTCACCAATGAAAACTGCACCAGCAAGAGACGTAAACAGTGCTTGGGGTGATGCAAAACAGTATGCACCAGCCACAGATGATATCGATGTAGGGGAGATGCTATGAATGCATTGAGCAAACAATTCAAAACTGAGCTGGTACAAACTAATCAGTTTTGCCCTAAACACAATGAGTTAATGGTTTTACTAATTGGTCGTCCAGTTTGCCAAACATGTGCAAATGAAGCGTATGTGAAATCACAAATTGAACACGCACACCAAGTCAACCTTATGGTACGCGAGAAACATTTTGCCGGAGCAAAACTCCCTGAGCGCCACAAGGAAAGCGGATTTAAAAATTATGTGGTGAGTATTGATCCGCAGAAAGAAGCTAAAGCTGCTTGCCATAAATTTGTTCAAGATTTTAATTCAGGGAAGAAGCGCAATCTGATTATGGTTGGGCGTACAGGAACAGGCAAAACCCATCTTGCATGTGCTATTGCTCGTAACGTTTTAGACAAGCGGAGTTATGTTCGTTACGTCACCTCAGAAGACATGGCAAATGAAATTGCCACTGCATGGACAAAGCCCGATGACAATGAAGCAAATGCAATATTTCGCTTCACGGACTGTGATTTATTGATATTGGATGAATACGGTTTGCACGACCAACACGAGAGTCGATTGCAGCTCGTTCATAAAGTTTTATATGCACGTTATGACGGAAAAAAGCCGACAGTTTTAATTTCAAACATGACGCTTGAATCTACAGAAAAGGCGCAAGGTTTGAAGGAAAACTTAGGGGACCGTTTATGGTCTCGGTTTCAACATGATGGTTTGACAGTAGTTGAGTGTGACTGGGATGACTTGCGTTTTGGTGGGGCAGGATCATGACTAAATTCGAGATTTTAAGCTGTGGCTTACTCATTTCGTGTGTAACAGCAGTACTTTGCGGTGCGGTGGTTTTGTGGTGGTTGGCGCGTAAAGAGCTAGATGAGAAAGGAGCCAGCCATGAAAGCAACTAAATTGATTAGAGATAAAGGACTGCAATACGCGAAGGAAATCGTAGATTCAGCACCCGATAACGCAACTGAATGGAACGAGGGTTATGAGTTCCAATGTGGTCAAAGTGTAGAAATCAGCCCAGCAGATCGTGAGAAGTATTTTGTAGATTTGGTTGAGCTTAAACGTCTGGTGGAGTCTTTGAAAATCATCAACGATTTAGGTGGAGTTGAGAAGCTAACGCCTGCATTCATTACGACAGATAAGCATGTTGGTTACACGCATGTTCGCATGGTGGGAAATGGGAGATTGAGCTTTCTTGATGATTTTTGCGACTTCATTCCAGATGGTTCCATTTCAATTAAGCGTGTGATGACTGCTATCCGCGACCACGAATCAATATACGGAGGCGGTGAATCTCATGCCAACTAGATATAACACAGGCGAGTATAGCTACGATCTTGAATATCACTATGGAGATATGTCAGCAAGCATGGAGATGCTTAGAGCACGTTTAATTGAATTGTTGACTCCTCATCTGTCTGGCCGTTATGTGAAATGGAGAGAAGCATATTTCAAATGGTTTACAAAGTGCGGCGGGGATTCGGGGTGGATGTTTTGTGTAGGTCCACACGAATTTCATATTGATGGGGCGTTAAGGCGCTATTACTCAGGTTCTATTGATATTACCTACAACCAGAAAGATCGATATTTCTTGGTGGGTGAGAAAAAGAAAGTCAAATGTAAGGCTTGTAAGGGGTTTGGCTTCATTCGAGATGATGGGTGGGGGCATATAGATAAATGTGAAATGTGTGATGCAGAAAAAGGAGCCAGCCATGAGTGAGTTTGAGGGTAAATCTGGAAAGTGGGCTTGGGAGATTCAAAAAGAACAACAAGCGAAAGTGGAGGAGCTGCAAAAGCGTTTAGATGGGGCATTAAAAGAGACTCAATATGCTTTGCAGTATGTTGAAGAAGACATGCGCGGCAATCATGAATTTCTACAAATGGCAATGATTCGAACCCTTAAAGCTATAGAGCAAGTGCTCAAAGGTGGTGCTTGATGTCATCAGTCAGCATTGCTGAATACCGCAAGTTATTTCCGATAAAGAAAAATAAAAAGCGGCGTTCAGCAAAGCAAGTTGCCAGACAACCAAGTGTGGGTGAAATGGTTCTGGCAACGCATTTAAGAGCATGCAAGATCGGTTTTGAACAGGAATATAAGTTCCATCCAAAACGCAAATGGAGAGCTGATTTTCTGATTACTGGTACAAAAATTTTAATTGAGGTGGAAGGCGGGATCTGGAGCGGAGGCCGTCATACAAGAGGTAAGGGCTACATAGGGGATATGGAGAAATACAACTCCGCAGCAATGATGGGTTTTACAGTTTTACGGTTCAGTACTGAGCAAGTGAAAGCAGGCGTGGCGATTAAACAAATTGAGCAATTGGTGGGATGATTATGAATATGGCAGCGCAACAACACATTTTACAAGCGGTCAATTGGTCTAAATATAGTTTTGAAGAATGGTGCCGACAGCTTGGGGCATGGCTTAACGGCGATACTGAAACAATGGTCAAAATAGTTAAGACGATGCCAACTAAACGCATCACTCAACAGCAACGCGAAAAGTTAATGGCTATGTATATGGGGGATGAGAGTTTAAAAGATCGCTTGTGTATTCGCCGTAAGGGTACTTGTTGTGAGTTAAATGACAATGAAGCGCGGGCAATACATAAACTCCTACTTGATCTTCAGACTATCGAGGATGAGATTGTTAATGAATGGATTGGGGCAATCTGGTGGCATTATGTAATGGGGGAGTCTATACGAGACATCGCAAAGAGTAATGATACTTATGGGTCGCAAATCCAACAGGACATTAAATGCGGTTTAGCATTTATTAAATCTCGTTATCCCCATTTTCAATTTGATAAGTTTATAAAAACAGTTGTAGTTGAAAATCAATTTTCTTGACTGTAAATACAGGGTGTGGCATATTCGTGCTATAGTGTTCGAAGTGTAAGTAAAGCACTAGTATTAAAGCTCATCATTTGGTGGGCTTTTTTGTTTTGTGTATAATTAAATATTATTAATAACCAAGAAGATCGCAAAGAAATGAAGAGTGAAATTATCGATAAAATAGAATCTTTTCTTAGTTCTCAAATTCAAATGTTCGAAATGTTTGGGGAAAGTAAACAATTGGAAAAGCTCAAGGAACAATTGAGTCATTTTAAAATACGAGAACATGTTATAAATGATGGATTGAAGCAAGGTCTTTCTTTGGAGCATATGGAAAGATTGGTTCTAAAATATCTGAGATTAATGCTGATAAATATTGGTTATCCAAGTGATGAAGAATTCATAAAAGAGCTAGACAAGGAAATTGATGAATATACGAATATTTTGGGTTATCGTTAATATTAAATATTCATAAACCTATAGATGACTGAGCATGGCTTAGTTATATGCTATAGTCCAGTCTAATTAAAAGCTGGTTAGCAAAATGAATATCTGTGTTGGTGGTGATTTGGATGGGCAAGTGATAGAAAAAGAAGGCAGATTACTAAAAGCTTCTGACATTGATCCATCATTCAAAACTGAGTACTACAAACAGATTTACAACCGTGACAATACGGTGTTCCATTTCTGGTTACCAATTGGATCTGACTTACATGACATGTCAGAGAAAGTACTAACTATTCTTAGAGCACCTAAAAACTAGTTTTATCGTTTGCCGGACGTATTACGGCACAAGAAGCTCCGCTACATACTAGTTATTGGCGGGGCTTTATATTTTTACAATTTCGAAATATATTATTTTTTTTAATTTTGGAAAAGAATAATGACAGTAGAAAATAGAATTGAAGAGGCTAGAAGGAACTATAGCGAAAAATATGGTACTGAACCTGAATTTGTTTTAATAGAAGCAGATGCGGCCTCATTCATTCATGGTAAACGTTTTAATGGTGGGGATATGGCTAATAAAGATTATACTTTAAAAGCTGTAAATCAACTCAGTGGTTGTATACCTATTTTAGTTCCCAAATATGGTCATGAATTTAAGTTATTTGAAGAAAAAGATCTTCTTCAAGCAATAGAGCAATTTAATCAAGGTAATATTGAAAATAGATGTGTAAAGATTAAAAAAGAAGTACCTACAGCTTGGCTTGATTCTCCCCTAAAAAGATCAATAGCTAATTATAGGCTTGAAGTTGTTGAGATTCCTGTTTCATATGTAGATGCTTTTATGACGTATAAGGAATCGAAGTCTAGTTAATTATAAGCCTCCGAAAAGGAGGTTTTTTTATTTCTGGAGTAATTATGAAAAACGAAGTTGGCTTTCATGTTCCTGTTCGTCCAATGCCTCCAGAATGGCTTTTTGAAATGGATACACCAAACTTTGCACCAGCTCCAGAAATATGGGAATGGATTAAACAAGTATTTCTAGATCCAAAATCGAAATTATTTAATCCTGATCACATGCACTTACGTTCATTTCGATATCCCGATATTGCTGTGATGTGGGCTAGATCTGGCTTTAAAAAGCAGGGACGTCAGGTTATCGGTACTACTGAAAAAGTCATGATCAATGCTGGTGGTTGGAAGAAAGAACGACAAGAAGAACAATACATCCAGTGGTTCAATTATTTACCTGAATACTTAATTACTTTTGATGCTTCATATTCACGTATAGCAAGTGATGTGAACTTTTGTGCTTTGGTTGAACACGAGCTTTATCACATTGCACATAAGAAGGACCAATACGGAACACCAGCATATAACAGAGAAACTGGTATGCCTAAGTTAGCTATTCAAGGTCACGATGTTGAAGAATTTACAGGTGTTGTTCGCCGATATGGAGCAACTGAGGATGTTAAACGAATGGTCGAAGCAGCTAATAAAAGGCCTCAGCTCACACGTGCTGATGTTCATTACGCTTGTGGCACTTGTAACTTAAAGGTGGTTTAAATTTTTTTTGCCACTCTACTTGGACGTACTTGGACGGATAGAGATAAATGGCAAGGCTTAATAAACGGGTGAAACTCTATATAGTACGGTCACTTGCTACCTATGAGACACCTAGTGAAACAGCAAGAGGCGTCCAAGAAGAATTTGGTATCACCGTAACCAAACAGCAATGTGAAGCATACGACCCAACAAAGAAAACAGGGCAGGACTTAAGCGAAGAATTTAAAACTGAGTTCTACAGAGTGCGCAAGGAAATGAACGACAACCTTAGCGCAATCCCAATCGCAAATATTGCCTACCGCCTCAAGCGTCTACAACGGTTCATCGATCATGAACAATTCAAAGAAAACCCAGTCATTGTGCCGAGCCTTTTAGAGCAGGCAGCTAAAGAGGTTGGTGGACTTTATACCAATCGAAAAGAAATTACAGGCAAAGACGGCGGTCCAGTCCAAACAGTTAATTCAGAAATTCCAGTTCCAATGGAAGATTACTTAAAAGCGCGGAGGGAAGTCTTAGATGAGTACTGATGCGGCTCGGGATAAAGCCATCCGGATCGAGGCGCAAGAAGATTTATATTTCTTCACAAGGTACATGTTTAAGGAGCGCCGTGGTTATAAATGGATGCAGAACTGGCACCACTTAGAAATCTGTGAAGCTTTGATGAAAGTTTATCGCGGAGAGATAAAGCGGTTAATTATTAACGTTCCACCACGATATTCTAAAACTGAAATTGCTGTAATTAATTTTATGGCTTGGTGTTTTGGAAAGAAGCCTGACTGTGAGTTTATTCATATCAGTTACTCGGCAATGCTTGCCGCAAATAACGCCTTCCAGATTCGAACCCTTGTGCAAGAAGAGGCGTATAGAAAAGTCTTTCCCGAGCTTACATTGCGTGATGATAGTAAGGCTAAAGACTTCTGGAGAACTTCTCAAGGCGGTGTCTGCTATGCGACTGGTACAGGCGGCACGATTACCGGTTTTGGTGCAGGAAAACTTCGTAAAGGCTTTGGCGGCTGCATTATTATTGATGACCCGCACAAAGCACATGAAGCTTCATCAAAAACTATTCGAGAAGGGGTAATTGATTGGTTTCAGAACACACTCGAATCGCGTACTAACTCGCCAGATACGCCGATCATTGTGATTATGCAGCGACTTCATGAAGATGATTTAGCTGGATGGTTGCTAGGTGATAGAAAAGACGGCGTTCCTGTAGCTGGTGGTAACGGTGAAGTGTGGGAGCATCTATGTCTTTCAGCTATTCAGGAAGACGGATCCGCACTGTGGCCAGCAAAACACAATATCCAAAAGTTAAGGCAAATGGAGCAAGCTGCGCCGTATGTTTTTGCCGGGCAGTACCGACAAATGCCATCACCGCCAGCAGGCGGTTTTTTTAAGCCCGACAATATTCAAATTGTTGATGCTTTGCCTGCAGATGTAGTGAAGCAAGTAAGGGCATGGGATTTTGGCGCTACAGAGAATGAAGGCGACTTTACAGCAGGTGTGCGAGAAGCTCTTGGTGCAGATGGTTTTACTTACATTGTCGATGTTACAAGAGGACAGCTTGGCCCTGACAATGTAAATAAACGCTTAAAGCAAACCACTGAGCTTGATGGAAAAAACGTAACTGTTCGAATTCCTCAGGACCCTGGTCAAGCAGGGAAATCTCAAGCTCTGGCATTTACAAAACTTCTCAGTGGCTACCATGTGGTTGCAAAACCAGTATCGGGTGACAAGATCACTCGGGCACAGCCTTTTGCCGCTCAAGTAAATGTTGGGAATGTTCGAATGCTTAAAGGTGATTGGAACAAAGCCTTTATTGAAGAACTTCGGAATTTCCCTAATGGAACAAATGACGATCAGGTAGACGGTGGATCTGACGCTTTTAATGAATTACATGAAGGATTTGAAACCTTCTTCGCTGATATGGGATTTGCACGATGAGTGATGTAACTTTTCAACATCCTGAATATGTTAAAAACTTGCCATACTGGCAAAAACTTGATGATGTTTGTGAAGGTGAAGATGCAGTTAAGGCTAAAGGTGAAAAATATTTGCCGATGCCAAATGCACATGATAAGTCACCTGCAAATAAAAGCGCTTATGAGGCTTATCTTACCCGTGCAGTCTTTTATGAAGTAACAGGGACTACATCAAATAGTTTAGTTGGAGCAGCTTTTGCAACAGATCCAAGTTTTAAATTTCCTCCCGAGCTTGCTCATTTAGAACGTAATGCGAATGGAGCAGGCATTAGTGCTTATCAATTGGCTCAAAATGGAATTCGCCATTTATTGAAGCATTATCGTTGTGCTTTATATGTAGATTATCCTGATGTGCCGCCAGCTCGTAATCTAGCGGAATTTAAAGCACAAAAAGCCTATCCGATGATTCATTTACTAAATGCCCTTGATGTAGTGAATTGGGATTCAGTAATGATCGATAACCAGAAAAAGCTTTGCTTAGTGGTTATACGTGAATTTAAGTCTGAGCGCGGTGCTGATGGATTTAGTAAAACCGAACAAGAGCAATATCGTGTACTTCGTTTAGAGCAAGAGGGTAATGGGGAATATATTTATTCCGTTCAGGTGTATACAAAGGGTGAAAAGGGTAACTGGGTTGGCGGAGATAAGAAGTTTCCAACAGATTACAACGGGAATTTCTGGACCTATATACCTTTTACATTTGTAGGTGCAATTGATAATTCAGAAGAGATTAAAAAGCCTCCATTACTTCCTTTGGCCAATCTCAATTTAGCCCATTATCGTGACAGTGCGGACTTTCAAGAGTCCGTTTTTTATATGGGGCAACCTCAATACTTTGCGAAGGGTGTTACATGGGAATGGTACGACCAAGCCAAGAAACGTGGCATCTACATTGGTGCGAAAGTACTTTTGCCTTTACCTGAAAATGGTGGTCTAGGTATTGTTCAAGCTGATCCTAATACGCTTGCCCGGGAAGCCATGAAAGACAAGTGGGAAAAAATGAAAGAAATGGGTGCTCGACTTATTGAAAAAGGTTCCGCAGCTAAAAAGACTGCTACTGAATCTAACAGTGATGATGCCGTGCAGCATTCCGTTCTTTCACTTTGTGTTGTGAATATGAATGAAGCTTTTTCTATGGCTTTACGTTGGGCTGCTAAATTTGTAGTACCCAATGTTGATGTTCTGACTAAAGATGAACTGATGTTCGAAATTAGTCAGGAATTTAACAAGCAAGGTTATTTAGCTGAGTTAGCTAGACAGTTATTTGAAGCAGCTCTACAAGGCCGATCTTCATTTAAATCGTGGTGGGAATACAACCAAACAGGTATGTTCCCTAAACAAAAATATGAAGAAGAGCTACAGAATGTTGAAGCAGAGCAAGATGGGACTTTAAATCAAAAGGTAGAGTGAGATGGCAACAGATATCAAAAAACTATTTGAAGCACTCACTCAGCACCAGGCCTATCTTTATCGCGCTTCATCAAAAACGGTAAATGAGTTATTGGCTTTATTCAATGATGATACGAGCAAGATGCTATCTAAGCTTCGGGATTTATTGGATGAGCTTAATGAGTCGGAGAAAGTTGCTTTAGCTGGTGGTAAATATACAACTTCAAATTTAAGGGAAATTAGGGATTTGATTGCCCAATGGTTTGCCAGTGTTAATTTAGCATTACCTGAAGCTTTTGCCGTTTCTGCTACGGCGCTGGCTGTTTATGAGGCCAATTACGTAGCTAAGCTCTATGGAGCAAAAATTAATAAGCCTGATGGGGAAAAACTATTCTTATCCGCTAAAAAAGTTCCGTTGGCAGGTGGCGCTCTTGTCGATGATCTGCTTTCAAGAATTGCTGAAA